CTTTCTTTATGAATATGTATAAGCAGCATATTTATTACCTAAATAATGAAGAGAATAGGCTTCTTTCCGAACTTAGAGATTCAATGCTGCCATTACTTATGAATGGAGAATTGGCTTTTAAAGATTAACGTATAACTAACAGTGATATGAAACAGACAATAAAAGAAGCTGCAAGGGAAGCAATTCATAAGCATTATAATTGTAATGAAACCTATCCATGTTCAGAACGTGAATATTGCGAACATTGTAACGGTCATAATACAGCATTCGATTGTTGCGAATGTGGTGCAGATGAATTTAAAGAAGGATTTATTACTGGCGCAGCATGGCAGGCAAGGCAATCACCTTGGATAAGCGTTGAGGACAAGGCTGGTTGTGACACATCTGGCGACTGTATTGTAATGGTTATGAATGGTGATATATTCAAAGCGTATTTTTCATCTGAAAACAAATGGATGAAAAGTAATGGCGGCTATTATGATGAAGTGATAGATGATGTTGTTGCATGGTTTCCCATCCCCTCTTTCGATGATATACTCGAAGCCAACAAGGATGTACTGGAACGGATTAAAGAGAAAGGAGATTGAATATGAAGATATATGGAATAATTAGAACAGTCTGGAACGGAAATAGTTATTCTTCCAATCCAGACGAAGATATATTTCTTTATTTGAGCAAGGAAGAACGGGATAAGAACATGCTCAAATGCGTTAGTAATGCTGATATTGAATACAACACTTTTGAAACGGAAACGGAGGACTAAACTATGAAATCAAAACAAGTATTATCAGTCGAACAGATGATGCATTTGAAGGAGCTTGGGTTGGACACAAGCGATGGAAGTATGTGTTTTGAGTGGAATGAATCAGATTCAGACAACATGGTTGCAACCTCTCCGGATGCCGATACAAATTACGACTATTATCATGAAACTTACACTTTGCAAGATATTATTCACAATCTGCCTTGCTTCATCGGCAATAAAGTGCTGACCATCCAAAAACTTGCAGATAGCTATACATGCTTATATATGGAACCTTATTCTGGGTCAATGACAAATATTACAGAAAGTAAAGAACTCATTGATGCAGCCTACGAGATGTTGTGCTGGTGCATTGAAAATGGGTATATTAAAACTAATCAGTTATGAAAGCAAGAATAAAAGAAACCGGAGAAGTTGGAGACGTCCTATGCTGGGACGATGTGAGAAAGACTAAATTAAGTATTCTTCTAAAAGGAAGTGTATGTACAATTCCATATCAAAACATAGAAATCATTCAACTTGGAAGTAGTATTGACTGGGAGCAAAGGCGTTACGAACTGGCGAAAGCCGCCATGCAAGGAATACTAAGCGATGAAGAAGAAGTTAGTTATGCCTGTTCCGAAGCAACATATAAAGAAAACGAGAAACATACAGTACCTAAAGCTGTTGCCCGATTTGCTATTGCTTGTGCTGATGCTTTAATTAACGAACTGAAAGGAGAATGATTCATGGGATTATCAGAATATACAATCGAAGAGCTACGAGAAGAAATAAAGCGTAGAAATAAAGAAACTATAAAGTTAATGATTAAAGAGAAACCGAAATATATAGAATGGACTGCTAAAGTTTTAAAAGTAGAAGGTAATTTTTATAAGTTGTGTGATAGTTCTATTCCAATAAGAGAATGGGAGAAATTTTCACTAAAGCAAGGATTAGGATTTAATAAATCTAATAAACCTAAAGTTGGTGATATAGTTAAGCTATCATACAGAAATGGTAAGGGATATACTTGTTGCATATCTCATTCAAAAATTATAGAAGTAGTGAAAAAGGAGATTTATTATGAACATAGAAGAGGCAAAAAACAAGAAAGCGAAAGCCGAAATGGAGATAGCTCATATTCTGGAAAAGCTTGAAGCCGAAACGGGTTTAAAAGTCAGCAACATGCTTTGTATATGTAGAGAAAAGGATAAATCTGCGTTAACTGTTTTCCCCATAGAGCATATAAAAACCAATATAATCTTAACGTTGTAACTATGGAAATAAAGAATGTAGGACAACTTAGGAAAATCATTGAGAACCTTTCCGATGATTACGAAATTGAGATGAGAATCAGACGCAAATTAACACAGGAAGAATTGAAACATTGCAGATACCCTTATCCTTACGATACAGAGTATTTAATTCTTGAATTTGATGATATAGGTGTGTCTGACAAAGTATTATGTTTGGGTGTAACTTCTAATAGATGAACGGTATGAAAGTAAATAACGGAATAATAATAGACGGAGTGCTGCATGAAGCGGTACAAGATAATATTCATTGCGCCTCATGCTCTCTGTACGAGAAATGCGCAGAGGTGAACTACACAGCATGTATAACCGATTTGTTTAGCTGTGGCGGTTTTATCAATCGTGGCAAAGTGACATATATTAAGATAGATAAGGAGGAATAACTAAAATGGATATAGTACCTATTATAACAAAAGATAATCTTTCTAAGGAACAGATAGAATATCTGCAAAGCCAGCAAACAGAATATAAATTGGTAAATAGGATTAAGAAGAATCCGGGACATATCTTGTTCTCTTTTAATCGAAAAACAGGGGAAATCAAGAGAGCTTCTATTATACACAAGGTTGCTATTGGTTTTAATGGGCTTCCTGTAACCAAAGCTGAAACAGTTATAGAACCTGATTGCTATTACGACCAAGCCTTGAATGAAAAGAATTTTAGAAAGAAATTGAAGAGAATTGGATTGTTAAGTGTTTAAACGATTTGAAAACAAGTAACTATGGGATTTACAACACCGTGTTTTATACTAATGAACACATTAGAACTTCGGAAAAAGTTAGAATATCTAGGATATAAAATAGGCAATGAATACAGTATCGTCAATAAATTTTTAGCTACAGATAATGATGAAATGTTTGGGATTAAAAATCCTTATATTCCCGAAGAATGTAATGGATACATCCATTGCGGATTTAACGAAGAACTTTTCTTGGCAATAGCCGCATTGAGGGATGATACAGATGAAAATCAATGGTTCACTAATGGAGAAGAATGGGCATATCATCCAAAAACAGAATGTTGTTCACCATGTAATACTGTATATAGAACATTAGCTTTTGATTCTGTACCTAAAGATACTAATATGGGAAATTACCACAAGGCTACCGTAGAAGAGCTAATCGAACACTTTAAAGAAAAGGAGAAATGAACGATGCACCAGTGTGAATATTGTTGTTGGTATAATGATAGATGTGGGAATTGTGATTGTCCTACAGTTATGAAAAGACAAGCGTGTGAAAAAGCTAAAAATGCCAAAGAGTACAATGAAAAACCTAAAATAAAATAGTCATGACCGAAGAACTTGTAACATTAGAAACAGCGAAAATGCTGAAAGAGAAAGGGTTTAATGAGTATTGCAAAAATGTCATTAGCGATAAAGGCTTGATGATGGAAACCATATTCCGAACTAGCAAGGATTTACCTAAATCATTCTATTCTTGTCCAATGCAATCCATCGCCCCAAAATGGATACGTGAAACCAAGAACCTACATATTTCCATCATTAGAAACGCTTGTGGTTATGGCTATGATATATGCAAAGCTGACAATGGGACTCATATTATCAATGATTTATCAGATGGCCCAAATGATGGTGGGAATTGGGATGCCTACGAAGAAGCACTTGAAGCAGGATTACAGGAAGCATTAAAACTTATATGATTATGAAAGCAAACCTAATATTTTTTCTTGCGATATTCATCGTATCGGCATTATTCATCGGTCACCTCCGACTGACATTCTCACCGTTCAGTGTATCCCTACCCTATTGGCATAGGGCTGTAGGAGTTATTCTTATCGTTGCAGGATGCTTGGTTTACAACATAGGTGAGCATATGTCCGGTTACAAGAAAGGACTGGATGAAGGTATGGAGATTGTTTTGAAAGAGTTAAAAAAAAAGATACAATGAAGAAGATAATGTTCAATGATAAATATAGCCTAACCCAGGCTGTATTGGATGGTCGGAAGACTATGACGAGAAGGGCCTGCAAGTATGACAGACCAAATGAAACTTATGATATTGTATTCCCCGTTTTTGAACCAAATGATTACGATAATGACGGGAACATAGTATCTCCATTAAATTATGCTTTTGGTTGGAAAAACGACAAAGGAGACTTTACGGGTTGGAATATTCCAAAATATAAAGTCGGTGAGGTTGTTGCCATTGCGCAAAGCTATAGCGATTGTGGTAATATGCCTGATTACGAATTGGACGAAGATGGCTATCCTATAATGCCAAAGAGAAGCGGATTTTTTAATAAAATGTTTGTCCGCGCTAACCTCATGCCCCATCATATCCGAATTACCGACATCAAGATAGAACGGTTGCAGAACATTTCCGATGAAGATTGCTTTAAGGAAGGAATTTTTAAATGGGATGCTGGACAAAAGGATATTCCTTTTTATTCATTCCATTACGCAGATATACCCGACTACAGTAATCCTTGTGACGCCTTCGCAGAACTAATAGATAAAGTCTCCGGCAAAGGTACATGGGAATCCAATCCCTATGTATTCGTTTATGAATTTGAACTGATTGATTAAAAACGAGAAAAGATATTGATTATGAAACGTGAAATAAAATTCAGAGGGAAAAGTACTGATAATAATGAATGGGTGTATGGCGATTTAATTCATATTGGAAATGGATGTATTATATATCAAGGCTCACAAAGTGATTATGAAATTACAAACAAGGCAGGTGTAGCTATCGAATTATTCGATGATGAGGTTTCAGTTGTACGTCCAGAGACGTTAGGTCAGTTCACGGGCTTATGCGATAAGGATGAAAAGGAAATCTATGAAGGCGACATACTTATGTGTGAGCAACATATAGCTCTTGTATTGTGGAACAAAGAACTTGCTACATTCGCATTGCAATTCGATTTTGAAAAAAAAGTCGACATGAGACCTTTAGGAGAATGGCATGCTATGACAGTCGTTAGTAATATTCACGACGCCTCGAATTTATTGAAATAAAACAACCATGAGTAAATTAGAGCACATCGCCACAATTGATTACTGCTACTGGAGATTAAACAAGCTCAAAGAACAGCTTTCCAAGCCTAAATCGACTATGGAGCAGTTGGTTGATAAAGCCTGCGGTTATAATGAAGTAGAAGAAGTGAAAAAGGAAGCTATAACCCTTTTGGAACAGATTGTTGAAAGTAAAAAGGCTATCGGTGTGAATTATTCGGGAGATAGCAAGTTCCTTGATAAATTAAAGAACAAAGAAACGCATGAGTAAACTATACAAAGCAACCCTCTTCGGCAAATCATTCATTATAGGATGGTTCAGTTATGCAAATAAATGGTATCATAAATTTAGTATAATAAAATAATGGATATAACAGAATTAAAAATCGGTGACCGGGTGAGAATAAAACTCCCGTCACCACAAGGAGAAAGACTTTCCATACCCATGCAGGTAATAGGGCTGCCTTCTAGTTTCAACAATCCAAGCCCTAAAGATACGGTATATCTTGACTTTGAAGGAAATGAGGGAGATATATGGGAAGAAGAAGTACAAAATTTAGTGTTTTCAGACAATGAAGAGAAGTCATGAGAAAAGCAGACAGAATAATCAGAAACAGACATTCCCGCATCCCGGACAAATACAAGAAGATTGACACTACTGTCAACGGGAATGCGGAAAGCCTTGCCGAACAACACAAGGAAGTGGAGAGACAATTGTTTCCTTTACGCCTTAACAAGACTACCGTTATCTATGTCACAAAAGACAAGCAAAACGAAACATATGCTGCAAAAGCACGTAAACGGATGGGGATAGCAGAGCCTAAGAAAACGTTTGTAGACCTGCTTTCGGAAGAAAACATTACCAAGTTGTACAAGGAAGAAAATATACCACCCCGCAGAATGGCAGAAATGCTGAATGTAAGTGTAAGGACGGTATATCTGAAACTTGCCAAGTACGGGCTTACTAAAGTAAAATGCAGGTAACTCTTTCAAAATAGGATACGGGGAAATGGCGTGTATGTTAAAAATAGAATACTGTTTAAATTATAATCCCCGTAATTTTTGAGACAAAAACGAATTATACATTAAAAATAGAACATTATGGAAGGTGATATAGACAAAGACCTTTACGCAAAAGCGATGAAAGGTGCATTGAAAGTAGATTTCCTCGATAGCAAGGAAGAGATTAAGTTATACGCCATATCGCTGTATAACGCGATGATATGGGCGAAAAATCATACGGTTAAAGTAAAATATTAAGTTATTGGTTGAACAAGTAAAGCAAAGAAAGGATGAATAATATATTTACAGTTTGCTATTCAGAAGAAGAAGCAAATGAAATAGGTCACTTCATTTTGAGTAGAGGATACGAGGGTGTTCAAAATGATAGCTATAGATATTGTCGTGAAGCGATTTGGTGGGCTTTCAAAGAAGCTAAAAGG